TGCGATACGTGCACCAGTGACAGCACCCAAACCATTTTTTATTGCCTCGCGTAAAGTTCCATTTAAAGACTTTAAATTTTCGCTTAATTCAAAACTTCTTTTCTGTCTGAATTCTTCATCATTTGACGCTTTGATATTCTGCTCTGTTAACTTCTTAAGATCAACTTTTAGATTGTCTGTTGCAATCGTGTTCTCAGCCAGCACAACAGAATTTTTCTGTGTATGTTCAGCTTGAAGTTTAAGAAGTTCTTGCATTGTCATTTTACTTGGCTCTTTCTAATCTTTGTTTTTCTTCTTTTAAGAATTCGACCAGCATAGCAACGTAGATATCCCTTTCGAAAGGTATCATATTTTCAATCTCAGTCAAAGAGTATTTGTGATACTGCATTAGAGCAAAGTTGGTCTTATAAAGGTTGGCCAACGACTCGTGACTGAGATTTACTAAAAAAAACTGGCTGTTCCCTCCAACGTCGTTTTGTTGATAGCATTACAAGCAGGGCATACAAACTCAACGTCATGTTTAAATTTTGGAACACTTACAAAAAATTCTTCAATTTTGTCGAACTGTTGTTTTGTTAAATTCATAACAAATTCCTCTAGTTCTTGCATTGAGTGTTCTTTGGCATAAAATATTTCATCTCCATTATAGATTGATTCAATACAATCAATAATTACTTCTATGATGGCATTAATATCTTCTTCCTTACCCTCTGCTTTCTTGAAGGTATCTAGGTTTGGGTATCTCATTATCACACCACAATCATCAAACAAGTGTATTTTGTTTGTGTGGTTTGGGTCTTTTACTACATCAATTTTAGTTAAATCTATACTTTGTTTAACCTTGTTCTTTTCGTTATCGCATTCAGCGCATGTGAAGATAAGATCAACTGTTTCTCCAACTGACTTTGCTCTAATTTGAGTAAACAAATATTCTACATCAAAAACTGCCAGTTTGTTTGGATCAATTTCTTCTTTGATGCAGTTTTTAATAACATCTTTTAGAGTGTTAATCATAACTGCAGTTTCTTCGCTTTGCTGCGCAAGAAGTAATGCTTTTTCTTCTCTAACTAGAAATGGTCTAAAAGTTACTTGTTTTCCTGTTGACGGTATCTTAACAGAATATACTGTAGTGCTCATCATTGGTAATGACATAATTCAATTCCCTTTGTTCATTTTATCAATCAATTTGTTCAACTCGCTGGTACTTCCAACGAAGATGGCGTTGTTAGTAACACTTTTTGCGCCACCCTTTGGTTCATCAATTTTCTGTTTCTGTTGGTGTAATTCCATCAGCTGACTATTAATATCTGCCACCTGTTTCATTAAATTTCCAACAACCTCAAATGCTCTTGGGTGCTCAGACTGTTTCGCAACAGCCAGAGCAGTTGTTAGAGCATCCTCACCCTTTGCTAACAAGTTCAAAAGATTGGCTCTGGTTTTGTCGTAGTCAGTTTCAATCTTCTGCTCTTGTGATTCTATAATTTCTCCAGTCTCGGCGACAATTAATTCACCTGTCGCCTTTTCGATTGGATCCATATTAAAAATTTTTGTCAAGTTATCATCAATTTTCATTGTTTAGTCGTTTCTTGTATTTCTTGTTGGTGGGTCGTCTGGATGTAGATCGAAACCACCAACGAAGCCACTTGATGCTGGAGCAGCTGCCATTGGTGTTACCTTAGGAGCTGGTGCTGGAGTAGAACTAAATCCACTGAAAGATGGTGCTGGAGTAGGAGCAGGAGATGGTGCTGGACTTCCTGCCCCACCATTATTTGCGCCAGCTAATTTCTCTTGAGTACGACCCATAGCAGCGATACCTAGAACTGCGCCCATAGCGATATGGAATAAACCAGCACCTTGAAGTGTTAAAGGATTCCATTGAGTGATTGGGGTATGTGTTGCAGTTTGCAATAAACTCCAAAGAATAGGAAACACAATCATATCCATGCTACAAACAGCCATGTACATCCATCCCATCATTGGACGCCACTTGCTATTCATCCAATCTTCTTTTTTCTTTTCGCTTATTGTTTGATCTGCCATTTCTTTACTCCTTTTAAATCCAATTTTCAAACCCAAAATCTGAAGATATATTCTGTTCGATACCTTTTAATCTGCCTACACTATTGGTATAAGTGTCTAATGTGCCTTGTAAATTTTGTTGATATGAGTTAAAATTTGCAATATATTCGTTTGGAATTTGTTTTATTTTTGTTATATCACCATCAATTTCATTAAATGCTTGAGTAAACTCAGCGAGCACATCTGGGTCGAGTCCTGGAAGTCCATTAAGAGCCACAGCATTTTGTGCAAGTGGTCCTTCTTCTTGCTGTACATCATCTATTGTAATAGATTCCCAATACTTATATTGTAAAGTCACAGATAATTTCATAACATCTTTTGACCCATAGTCTAGTTGAATTGCTCCAACACTTTTTGGCCAAACCTCATACAATGTTACTTGATATCTAGATTGATCCATTGTGTCTTGAACCAATATTTGCATCTGTGGGCAAATATATTCATCATAGTATCTAAATGATCTTTGATTGCCGTATTGTATCATCGCAATCCAGTCGTCAAACCATGCTTTCACATGCATTTGTGCGTCAACGTAGAACGATAGAGTTATTGGTTCGTAATTATATTCTGTTGGAGTTTCTCTAACTTCTCCGAAAATTCTAATAGGAACAGCATTCATGGAAAGACCAGGTAGTTGAGCCTGATCGCAAAATAGTAATAAGTTTCTTAGTGGTGTTCTTCCGCTAATTGGTGCCTCGACTGGCATTCCCATAACAACAGAAAATCTGTTTGTTCTTGCTACACCATTGGCCATTGTTGCGACGAATTCGTTTATTTTCATATTTTCTTTCTAGAATCTGCCCAAACACGTTCCTTAGATGCTCCAGAAAACCTTTCGACAGGCAGCATCATTGCTGTTGTCCAGTCATAGGATGGTACGTTTACCATTGGTGATCTTAGGTGACTTGTTAAATATCTTTTTACACAAGGTTTGGCTAAACTAAATTTTGAAACATTATCTATAAGTGCCCAAGAATAACGTAATCTTGTTGTATGATCCATTTTATCATTGTTTGCGAACACCATTAATCTGTCCATCAGAATAATACGTAATCTGTGCGGAAGATAGTGCATGTTCAACCCAATAAATCCATCTTCAGTTTTTCTGAATGGGAATACCAGAGGAAATTTGTCATAGTAAGGTAACTCTTTTTTGAGTTTTGGATCATAGAAAAACATGTATAACTTTCCAGGCATTAATGCATTTGCGCTTTTAACATTTGCTGGATCGTTAGTAAGAATCATCTGTGGTGTGATTCTTTTCTTACTTAGAAGAAGAGCTTGTTGTTCGAACCATGTCTTAGACTTTTTCACTATCGAAGGATCGTAGCGATATTTGTCGAAGATGTCTTGTAATTGAGATTTAGCAGCCATAAGTATATTTATACTCCTAATTCATGTTCGGTTAATTTGATAAACTCCCAACCTCTCTCTTTCGCATACTGTGTTGCAGCAGTCCACTTTGACTGATTTTTGATATAATTGAAGGATTCTTGGAGATACCTTTGGGTTTGCTTTCCAGGGTATACTGGTGGAATTGTCTGTTTGTATGGTTTAATTTCCACCAGATACGTTTTCGTGGTCCCAGTTGACTCTTTCACGACGATCTTGAAATCAACAAAATAACGATGTATTTTGTTATCAGTCCCACAGCGATAGGGAATGATTGTTTCTTCTGAAACCCACTTAACTATGTTTGGATTAACGTCGCACCAGTTGGCAAATTTGGTTTCCCAGCTTGATCTCATTATAATATTCGTTGGATCTCCAGAGTATTTTTGTGGATTTGTCGGTGTAAACTTTCTTTTGTGGAACATAAATATACGATAAGTGTTCTAATAATCTTATTTAGAGAAAAACTATGTCAACAGAATATGACGCAATGGGAAATGCTATTGGCGATTACGGAAGTGATCAACAAGTAGCCCAAGAAAGTTCCATAGAGTCCCCAACAAATCAGAGCATTCCCCCTTACTCTCGTTCTTCTGCGACCGAGTTTAAGTCTTCGCTGTATGATATTGGCCAATATCAATACCCAAACGATTTATACACGAACAGTGGAATTTATGGTAATAACTATGTGATTTTCTACATTAATGTGGCAGAAGATTCAAGAGTTTTAAAGGTAAACCAAGAACCAACTGTAGATTCATCTCAAGTTCCACCGAGAATGAGAGGTGACATGGCTGCTAATAATTATAACACAGCGCAAACTGTTGCTGGTACAACTGGTCCAGCAATTATGGAAGCGACTGTCGCTGGAACTGTCGCTGGAGTTGCAGGCGCACCTGCCGCAGCAAGAGAAGCAGTTGAAGCTGCTAATTCTGCCAGAGCTGCTAAAG